ACGCTGCTGTTATAGGATTAAACTCATCTATATCTGGCCTAGATACTAGAATGGACGCTGTTGAAGCAAAAAATACGACGCAAGATGCCAGCATAACCTCTATAAACGGGCAAATAATGGCGATAAATACTCTCATATCAAACCAGAATATAACAATAAGCTCGATGAACGCTATTATTGCGTCTCAATCTGCTGCTATAGCAGAGCTATACGAAATCATAGGAAATCTATAATGACAAATATAAATGTATCAACCCCAAACGACGGCCTAGGCGATAAGCTTAGGGACGCGATGATTATATGCAATGATAACTTCGCAGAGCTTTCTTCAATCTCAACAACTTTAGAAGCCGACATATTGGCTATACAAAGCGCAATCGATGACCTCGCGCAGCCGCCATTCCAAATAAGCGATGTAGCAGGACTTCAATCGGCTCTCGATAACCTTGTTAGCTTATCCGACTACAACTCAAACAACATATTGATAAACGCGGCTATCGCAGAGATAAACGCAAACATAGACTTTATACTCGCAAATCTAGCGGCATCTGGAGTCTTATCGCAATACACCATAGACGAATACCAAGGAACAAGGCTTCTTGCTACAGCTTCTACGAATGGATTTTTGACAGAAAAGTCTATAAACGGCGCTGTTGGATATATTGCGTCAAATACAAATACTGGCAGCGGAGCCCTCGCGAGCGTCGTCGCTCTTGGAGACGCCACTGACGGCGACTATACAAATGGCTTATACTCGAATGCCCTTTCGCTGAACTGGGCCAACAGCGGATATAGCGCGGCATATTTGAGAAACTGCGGATTCCTATACAGCGCCAACAAATCTCACATTATAGCCGAGTCTATCGATTTTAGGACTGGACCAATCGCGACCGCTGCCACCAGACTATCTATATCAGCAGGCGGAACGGTCTCATTGGGAAATCTTCCCGCATTGGATGCGATTACTGACGACCTTTTAGCTAGGAACGCGAGCGGCGAAGTTGTAAGAGTATCAAAAGCCTCAATGATTGCCATTGGAACAAGCGGGACTTCTGGAACAAGCGGAGTAAATGGAACTTCTGGAACATCAGGAGCACAAGGATCTTCGGGAGTATCTGGATCAAATGGAACAAGCGGAACTTCTGGCGTATCTGGGTCAAATGGGTCCTCTGGAACATCAGGAGCGCAAGGATCTTCTGGCGTATCTGGGTCAAATGGAACAAGCGGGACTTCAGGAGTGAATGGTGCAAATGGAGCAACTGGCTCAAACGGGTCAAATGGATCATCTGGAACTTCTGGTATCAACGGAGGCAGCCAAATAAGCAGAACATATTCCAACGGAACAGCAAGCATTGTAGCACCAGGCGAGGTTTTCTCTCTTACAGACCTATATTTTTACAATGGCCCGACTTCAAGCTTTTATTTAATACCAGGAGGCCAGCCTTGGACTATATTCGCAAATGGCGTCATAGACCTTAACAACTATATGATCGGATACATAAACAGCGTAGATGTTGAACCACCTTCGCTTGGTTTTATGATTTTAGAAAGCTATGGATCAGCAACAGACTCAAATGAATGGTATGCTATTCAAGGCGCGATTACAAAAAGCGGAACAAGCGGAACTTCTGGCGTAGATGGATCATCAGGGGTGGCAGGAGCAACCGGAGCAACAGGCTCAAACGGATCAAATGGATCAAATGGCACGAGCGGAACGAGCGGCACATCAGGATCACAAGGACCTTCTGGTATATCAGCAGGCCAAATATACTACTTTAACCTATCAAGCACTGGCTCGGTGGCTGGATATAGAGACTTATCTACTACTCCATTGCCAAATGGCGGAACATATTCTACAACAACACTTACTGGAAATCAACAAGGCGTTCTAGTTAAGCAGTTTATTACAGACGAGCTAGGATTTTCTATCATACCAGGCGGATCGCAAAGATTCCACCTTCACTTCTTAAAGCCAGCAGAAAACGACAACATAGAAGCTTATGTAGAGATTAGGCTTACAGATAGCGCAGGCACGCCTATTGGACCAACTATATCAAGCAATAAAGCGCTTATTGGCTGGGTAGATGCTATAAATACGGTAGAAACTTTGGTCGATATAACCTTGCCAACGACTGCGATAGACCCTACAAATAAAATGGCTGCTTATATCAGGCTCGACAACAACGATTCGTCGTCTCATGCGGTCCAATGGCATACAGAAGGCTCAAACGACTACTCTTATGTTGTAACCTCTATTGCAGCAGCAAGCGGAACAAGCGGAACATCAGGAGTCAATGGCACTTCAGGAACAAGCGGAGTAAATGGAGCAGTAGGAGCGACTGGACCTGCTGGCGGAATAACTATAACTCAAATAAATGGAGTAGTCCTGACTGGCGCAAGCTGGTCGCTAGTAAGCGGATTCTACGAATACAACCACTCGGACGCGGCTATCACCTCTACAAGCGTGGTAGAAGTCATACCAGATAACGCATCTATATCTATAGTGAATGCTGCGGCAGTATTGCCTAGGACAGATAGCGCGACGGCATCAGTGAAGCTTTATGCGACGAACCTTCCAACCGGGAACATAACAACAACAATAAATATATATAAATAAAATGGTAGGAGCATTTAGATTGCCTGCGGGCTCAACAACAACACCGCCAGTCGGACCAACAGCAAGTCCATGGGTTAGGCCAGCCGACTGGCTAGCAATGCCAACGCCTGGAACTCAAGAAGTCATAGGATTATTGGCTATATTCGACGATACCAACTATATCGCGCTACAATGCCAAGGAGCATATACCGTAGATTGGGGAGACGGAACAACTACAAACTATATATCAAACGCGGTTGCGTCAAAAACATATACTTATTCATCTATACCAGCAGGAACTACAACCAGCAGAGGATATAGGCAAGTGCTTGTAAGGATTACGCCACAGGCAGGTCAAAACTTAACCTCTGCTGCCTTTAATATACAACACCCTTCATTGACTAAAGCATATACGACTGGTTGGCTAGATTTTGATGTAAGAATGCCAAACGGAGCGCCTTTTTGGAACGGGCATACAAATGTCGTAAGATACCATAGGATAGAAAGAGTCGTTGTTAGAGATATAGCAGCAGGCTCATTGATGGGAAATATGTTTAATACAATGACGAACCTACAATCCGTATATGTAGAGCCAAATAAAACGGCAACCTCTACCAACTTTAATGGTATGTTCACCAACTGCCATGTGCTCGAAGAAGCTCCATTTATGAATACGGCAGCAGGAACTTCATTCGTCAATATGTTCGCGCAATGCTACAATCTCAAGGTGGTGCCGCAGTATAACTTACAAAACGCCACATCGTTAGAGACTATGTTTGGAGTATGTAGATCATTGGAATCTATACCATTGTTTAATATAGGCAATGGCCCAAATATAAATATGTCAACTATGTTTAACGAGTGCACCGACTTAAAAACCGTGCCTTTGATAAATACTAGCGGCGCAAATACTACGGCGAGTATGTTTGCCTTCTGCCGGTCATTGCAAAGCATACCTTTATTAAATATAAGCAACTCGACGAATACAAACTCCATGTTTAACGGCTGCCAGGCATTATCATCTATACCGCTATTAAATACTTCCAAATCTACAAATATGAATAATATGTTTGGTAGCTGCCAGTCCCTACAGACTATACCGCTGCTAGATACAGGAAAATGCATCAACTTTAACTCGATGTTTAACTCTTGCCAATCTTTCGAGACTATACCTTTGATAAATACCGAGCTTGGCACCGATTTTGCCTCCATGTTTTCTGGATGTTCTTCGTTTAGAGATGTGCCGCTATTAAATACTGGCTCGGCATCAAACTTTTCCGCCATTTTTAACTCATGCCCTCAGCTACAATCTATACCGGCATTAAACACCGCAAAAGTAAGCAACTGGATCAACGCGTTTAGCGGCGCGACGGCATTAAGAGAACTGCCTGCATTAAACATGGCAGCTGGAACCAACTTCACTTCTTTTCTTAATGGGAATCTCTCTCTCGGACGAAGCGCGGCTTTTGGTGCTAGATTCGCGCATTCTTATACAAACATGGCGCTAAGCCAGCCAGAGATTGTAAATATATTCACAAATCTTGGCACTGCGTCAGGCTCGCAAGCTATAACGGTCTCGCTAAATCCTGGTCGAGCCGCTTTGACTGCACCAGAGATAGCCATAGCGACTGGAAAAGGCTGGACCGTCGTATAAAAAAATAAAAATGTATTATGACTATAAATATAGTAGAAGGATTTTATATACATATCACCGCAGATCACTTTAAGGAGCTTGTATGGCCTGCTGGCAACGGCGAAGGCGGCGATATAAGAACAAAAGAGATATATGTTCCGCTAGAAGGCGACTACTCAATGTGGATTGAAGAAGACGAATGGATCGAGGTTACAGGTCTCGAAGAATAAAAATAATATAAAAAATGAAAACATTCATATCTGGCATATTGCTGTCGATAGCTACTTTTTTAACCCCGATAATGGGTTTTATGGGCCTGATAGGCTTTCTAGTATTTTCCGATACAGCCTTTGCTATGTATGTAGCTTATGTAGATAAGAATGGCAAGAAAATGGAAAACCTTACAAGCAACAAGTTTTTTAATATAGCTCCAAAGCTGTTCTTTTATCTTGGATCTATAATAATGGCTTATGCTTGCGACTATCTTTTTCTAGGCGGCGGTGCTTTTTTAGGCGTAACATTATTCGGAACAAAGATGACTACTGGTGCCTTCATTGCCAATGAGATTAAAAGCATAAACGAAACCTATATCAAGCGTTTTAACAAAAGTATATATGATACATTAAAAGAGTATTATGATGTCTTAAAACGGCTTAAAAAAGATATAGCAGAACTTTTAGACGGAGAAGATAAAAAATAATATATAAACTATGAAAGAACAAATACCACCAGAGATTAGCAACTTGCTAGACGAAGCGGCTAAAAAATACAGCGAGTCGAAAGCAACAAACGACGCAGGACGATTTTTAAGATTTTTAGCAAGATTCATATCGCCAAGCACCATCATCAAGCTATTCGCTCATAAAATAACAAACAAATAATGATAACGACAGAAAAACTGCTAAACCGATATGGCGTGCCTGGAGAAAACGCAAAGTTTTTGATGACTATCGACCTGCCTTACCCTATGAGACTTGCTTGGGATAAGAATACGACCGTAACAAAGATGACCTGCCATAGGCTTGTTGCTGATAACTTTTTAAGAGTATTCAAGCAGTTGCTAAAAGAGTATGGACTTCCAAAGATACAAGAGCTAGGCATTGATATATTTGGAGGCTGCTACAACTTCCGAAAAATGAGAGGTGGAACAGAACTATCAAGACATTCTTGGGGAGTTGCCATAGATTTGGATCCAGAGAGAAACCTGCTAAAAGAGACCAGCAAGACTGCGAGATTCGCGAGGCCAGAATACAAAAAGATGATTGAGATTTTCTACAAAAATGGATTCGAGAGTTTAGGAGTAGAAAAAAACTATGACTGGATGCACTTCCAAATAAAAGAATAACTAAAAAAATGGAGAACTTTAAGTTTATCAACAAGATTACATTAAGAGATGTGCCAGTAGAAGAGATAACTTCTATACTACAAGGCTGGGAGTTTAAGGTTTTGCTCCAACATGAGGATATGACTAGAGATGTTGATATAATGCTCGATAATATGCTAGAATACTTTGTAGAAGAGGAGCTATATGAATGGGCTTGCTTCGTGAGGGATGAGATAAAGTCGAGAGAACTCGAACCAAGAAAAAAACAAAAACCCATCATATGATGGGTTTTTTTATTTATTTTATTTATCCATGCCGGAATGGTCGAACAGCCTTTTTAATATACGCCATTCTTGGTCTTCCAAGTTTTCTGGCTGCTTATCTTCCTGCCAGCATTCCATAAAGTATTCGATAAGTCCTGGCTCAACCTTCTCGAATCCAAGCAATCTTAAAAAATCGACGAGTTTTCTCATTATATATATTTATT